CTTATCTCCGAGGTGAATCGCGTCGTTCTCCGCCCTTTCGGTATCGCGCATCTGCTTAAAGAAGTTTTCGACGTTTCCCTGCACTTCTGAGGTAGAGCCCTTTCCCAGGAGATCCTGCCAAAGGGTGACCTTATTCTCCTCAAGTAGCTTTCGCGATTCCTGATAAGTAGATTCAAGAGCAGTCTGAAGTTTATCGGCCTGGATCCACGCCTCATACAGCGCCGTCGCTAAGTTATTCTGCGGCTTACCTTCTAGCTTTGCAATTTGATTCTCAAGCTCGGCGTTGCTCTTTCGCAACTCATCATTTGCCGTTTGCGCCGAGATTGCCATCGAGCTAAAGCCGTCGTTAATGCGGCCCGGCGCTTCCTTCATATCCTTCATAAATTTCCGGACTTCTTCGCCCATGCGGACCAACACTCCAGCGAGCGCGAGAGCGCCGACTACAGGAAATGCCACCTTAAGAGCGGTCCCGATTCCCGGAATCATCGTGATGAACTTTTCTACCGCGCGCACATTGCGCGTGATATCGCCCTCGAGGAGCCTGATCGTTCCGCTCGCGGCCTGGACCGAGGTGACCATCTGACGACCGCTCTGCTGCGCGCCGGTTCCCAGCTTGTCGAGCTGACGGTTGGCATCCGCGACAACGGAGGTGAAATTCGCCCCTTCGCCGGTAATTACGATCCTTACCGCTCCCGCCGTTGCTAAAACTTCGGTCGCCATATCAACCCCTTCTCTTAAGTTCAGCCTTGAGGCGAACCACAAACGCCTCGATACTGGCGGAAATCGACCTCTCGAACGCAGGCCGGATGAATGGATACGCTGGCACATCCCCGATTTGATGGCCGCTGCCCTGAAGCTTGCCGCGCTTCATGCTGGAACTGCCGCCCTTCACCAAGCGGTGACCGTACTCGACCCATCGCGCCACATAATATGTCAAGCTGCCGAAGTCAACGATGGCCATCGGTTGACCAGCGCTGGTCGTAACTCTCAGGCGGACGTCTGCCTTAAGGGCTCCTTCCGGAAGTTTTCCGCCTCCTGCCGCTTTGACCGGCGCAGCATCCCTCACCGCGGATTCCATGACGGCCCCAGCATCGCGGAGCGACGCAACCATTGCCTGCTTTTGCACCTTGGCGTCAAAGGCGGCGAGTTCAGCCTTCACACCATCGATGCCCTCGATCCTGATCATCTCTGGCAAATTCACTCCAATAAAAAACCGCCCCGAATGGGCGGCTTTGCGATGCGCAAAGTTTTTGGGCTACCACTTCGCTTTTTCTTTCGCGGTTTGCTGATCTTCAGCGTCCTCCGCTTTCTTGACGCGAGCTATCAGTCGCGCGCATGATTCCTGATTTCTTTTCTGTTTCGGTGGGTCGCTCACGCATTTACTCCAACGATATGCGGCATCCTCGCCGACAAGATCCTGAACGATTTGATATTCAAGCTGGGCGTTCTGCTCCCTTAGCTCATCATTTCGCTGTTGCTGGTCAAGACTGAGCTGACTGAAATCTTCCTGAGCTTTGGCTTGTTTTTCTTTGTCATCGCATCCGCATAACAATAGGCACAACATCGGGGCCACAATAAGAGGCGTTGTCGCACGCTTAAAACATCTCATCGCGTCTCCTCGCAAGACGCCTCATTCTAGCATTGCGGCTCCGCGGACTTGCGCCAAGGATTTTGGCGATCGCTACCGAAGGAACACCCCAAGGGCACCCCTAATGCGCCTGGCCGCAACTCCGCGTAACCGTGGGGTCATTCTAGCCGGCCGCTCGGCGTTTGATGCACTCTCTTCAAAGAAGTCAGGAGGCAACAAATCTCCGATCTCTACAGCTTTCTTTGGCCGACAAAAACCGAAATTAACGATATCGGCCCGAACCTGCGCCAGGAGCAATTGCTCCCGCCGCAAAGCGAGCCGATGCCTCGCCAATAAGCCATCTAGGGCGCGCGGGGTCGTATCCCAAAAGTCACTCTCAGTGAGGCGAAGATCGTACCGCGCGACAGACCAGAGATGCAGCCAGAGCTGCTCTTCGCTCAGTTCTCTCTGGCCGCCGAACGAGGGTTTTTGCCGGGCATAACCATCGCCGCCTTCCATGCCGTGAAGAGCCCTATCGCGATGACGCCAGCGGTTCGGAGATTCACGATCTCCTGCGCCCGCTCGAAACTGACCTCGGGCTGATGCTTTTGCGCAGCCGCGAAGAATAATGCCGGGAGCGTGTCAACGTCTAGTCCCTGGAAATCAATCGACCGAAGAAGATTGAGTTCAATCCCTTTTTGTTTAAGTTTTTGCTTTGCAACAGCCAGGGCTCCGAAATCAAAACATAGCCGATAGCTTTCGCCATCCGCCTCGACCGAAACCTCAGGCGCAACAGGGCTCGGGATTTTCCGCGCCTTTTGCGATTTTGACATAGCTTTCCTCTCAGAGACGGGGCGCTCGCCGCGCCCCGCCGTGTCAGCCATGAAGGGCTGCAGTGCTTAAGAGCCAGGCGTCAAAGTCACGGCACCAGAAATCTGCAGCTCGAGCGAGAACTCGACCTGCTTGGTGACCATGACATCGAAATTTGACCCGACAATCAACGCGCTGAACGTGTATTTGTCGCCACTCATGGTTTGAGATGGCGTCTTCGGCAGCGTCAAGGTGAAAGGGCTCAGCGCCCCACTTTGATACGCCGTTTCGACCGCCGCCTGGCCGGCGTCGGAAGAAACGCGGTTTCCCTTGAAGGTAATCGTCCCAGGCTTGCGGATCGTTGAGATGAACTCGGAATCTGAACCGGATTGGAAGTTTGTGACGTCCGCGGTATCCCATTTCGGCCGATTCAGCGGTACGTCTGTGACTTCACCGATCGTTACGGGCGAGGAGCCAATCGAGATGATTGAACCGCGGGCCGCCTGAGCCTTCGACCCCGAATAGCTCGATGCGGGAGTTGCCGTGTAAACGACGATGAGAATCGCGCCGGCCTCGCCGGACGGTACTGTAAGGACTCCGCTGGTGACGCTGCAGCCGGACACTGGAACGCCCGCGAGCGACTGGACCTGCACGAGCGTGGCGTCAGTCGGATTCTCGAGGTCGTAAGTATAGGGCGAGCTACCTGGGACTGTGAATTGCTCGATAAATTGCTGCGCCATGCTTTTCGCTCCTGTCAGTTTGGAAGTGTGTAATGGACATAGAACTCGACCAGGCAGCGAAAGATTCGTTGTTCGCTGATGAAGTCGGTCCCAGGATTGAGTACTTCTGCGGTGATGACATTGGTGCCGTCTCCGAGAAGCTGGCGCCAGCCATCGAGAGCCTTGATAATCGCCGCGCGGATCGCGGCCGCGGTCGGCCTATCGAATGCGAGGCCATTGAGCTCGATGCGCTGCCGATAAACCCCCGAAGTGTTCATCGTCGGCTCGGCCGAGCCGCCGACAAAGGAGTACGCGACGCACGGATATTTCGAAGCATCATCCGGCGCAGCGACCGCGAAGATGCCTCCAGTCGCCAACGCGGTCAGCGCCGAATCGCCGCTCAAGAGCGTATATAGCCCGGCGTCGATCATCAGAGCCTTACTTCGACCTCGACGCCGCTCGGAGCGCGGAAAATGATCTCGCGGGCGATCGCCTTCGCGCGCTCAGGATCTTCGGCGAGAGCGGCGACCATCATAAGCACTTGCTCCTCCGTCGCAAAACACTTGGAGCGTATAGTGACCGGCTCATCTACCGCCATGCGAAGCTCCCATGAAACGCATTCGCGGGGCATCAACCCCGCGGCGATCATTGCGTCCACGCTTTCTTTCTTTTGCATTAAAAATGCCATCCAAGTCCTCCCCTTTTTGCCGCTAGCCGCCGCCGCCTGAATCAACTTCGAGGCAATAGAGCAACAGCACGCGGTTGCGCTCAAGCACGTTCTCGACGTATTGCACCGTAAAATAACGCGACCCGTAAACCACACGGTAGTTCGCGCGAATCAAGGTCGGCGTCCATCGCACTTTAACGACATGCGAAACTTCAGAAACAATCTGCGAGGCCTGCGACGTTTCGCGGCCACCAGCCGTATAAATCGCCGCATTGGCATCCCTCACGTCGTCCCAGCTCGAGGGCGTGATGCTTTCCCCGTCAGACCCCGCAGCATATTGCGGCTGCTGAATCGAGATCGGATGCCGAAGCTCGCCGGGACTGATTGCAAGCGGATTCGATCCGGGCCGGTAGCTGTTACTGAAGATCGGCACTAGCTCACCAGGTTCCGGTAAGAATTGCGGAGTGCATCGACCACGCGCGGGACGGCCTGGTCGACAACCGCGCCCTGCTCGAAAAAGAACTGACCGCGAAAAAGAATCGAAAGACGGAGTGCATCTGGAATCTGCGCGCCAAGCCAGCCCGCGCCGCCGGAGATAGCAACGCCGGCTGCCTCGGCGAGCGTGGCATTGCCTTCATCGTCGACTGAAGCAACCGTTGTTACTAGATCTTCGTTTGTTCCGAGGCCACCGGTAATCGTGATCGCGGTCCCGGTATCACCTTCGATTTGCGGGGCGTCGTCGGGATTAAAGGTAAAGCCGGGAACCGTGAGAGCCTTCGAATTGGCAGCGATCGACACATTACTCAGCGGGCCGCCGTAGCCGCAGCGAAACTGCACCATTGTGTTCGAGAGCACTAGCCGCTCAGGAGGATAGGGCCGCGCCCACATGGGAGCGACGCGCGCCGGCTTAATTCCGCCGCCGGGCTCCATTTGGTAGCAGTAGAACGGATTACTGTTGTCTGTTCCATAGCTGATATCGCGCGGCATCGTTTGCACTTCGCCGGCCGTGTCGATGTACTTGACGAAATCGATCGACTGAAAGGGCGGGTACGGCATTTGAATGCAGGGATAACCATTGCGGTCGTAGACAACGCTAATCCCCGGAAAACCATCGAGGCGCAGGAGCCAGGTCTGCGTCATCAGCTTCGTCCGCGTCCAGCGCTCACAGTCGTCGCACGCCGCGGCAAGGATTCCTGTCAGCTTGTCGTCACGCGTGGTATCGCCGGCGTCGAGCTCAAGAAATTCCTTGAAGTCGCTCAAGGCGATCGGCGATGCGGCCGGCGGCGTAATCAATACAAGGCTCACCTGCGGCCTCTCTTCCCGGTCCGTTCAACTGGCTTCGCAGGCTCAAGCTGCAGTTCAGGGGCCGCAACGAACGGTTTTGCGAAGGGATCCTCGGCACGGCCATTCTTTAGAAGATCGCGGGCAACCGTAAACGGAAACTCTCTAATCTCGCCGGCGTAGAAACCGATTTTGAGTCGCAACAGCATGAATACACACCTTCAAAAGATCGGGGCGGCTAAATCGCCGCCCCGCATTCCGCACAGCGTTGATGGGTTAATCAGGCTGTTACGGTCGGACTCGATGCCTCGGCATAACGCGCTCCCGAAAGGATCGCGACGGCCGAAGCAATGACCGAGTTGGTCGCATTGGCCAGCGCGAGCTGGACATACGGGCTTCCCGAGGGAAGGTTGTCGGCGTCGACTTCGATGACGTAAAAAATGCCATCGGTTGCCGCCGGCGTGAAGCCGGCCGTGGTCGCCGCAACCTTCGTGCCCAGAACGTCGTTGGCCGCGCCCGCCGTTTCCTGTTTGTACACGTTAAACGGAATCGCTGCGGCGCCGGCAACGTTCGAGCCAACGGCCGCTGTTGCGGTGCCGGCCTGGACGGTGACCGCGCCGGGAGCCGCGGCCGAGACGCCGATCTGCAACAGGAAGGTGACGTGGCCGTGATTGGCCATCTTGACAGCCTGAGAGGTTGTGCCTCCCGTGATGTCGACTGGCGGAAGCACATTGACCACATGAGCGTCTTCCGCAATATAGAATCCCTTTGACATGGAACTTGTCCTTTCCCAGCGCGAGCGCTGAGCTAAAAGGTTGCATTGCGGCCCCGAGTCACCCAGACCCGAGGCCGCAATGTTGGGGATTGAAGGCCGAAGCCGATTACGACCTGGTCGCGAGAGCGATGAACGGCGAAAGTGTAGTGCTGCCGTTCTTCGGGGTCAGCGGCTTCTTCCAGAAGGGCTGCCCGTCGTGACGAACCTGCCACCGGAAGGCTTGCTCGCCGGTCAGGAACGCGACGTGGATCGACGTATCGACCTTCGTCTCGCCCTTGGTCGCGAGGCAGTACTGGCTGAAATCGGCAAGCAGGATGTCGCCCGGCGTTCCCAGCGTGGCCGCATACTCCACGGGGATCACTGGAGCGCCCATCATGACGCCGAACTTCGAATTGTTGCCCCGCTCGCCAGGCGCCGTATAGAGAAGCTCCACGGCCGTTCCGGATCCGCGCGTGAGGTTCCACAACTTCGGCTCGACGTTCTGGTTGATGAACCATGCCATGTTCGGCCGCGAAGGAGCCCATCCCTGAGCCCACATCGCGAAGATGTCGTTCGCCGAAATCGTCGCGCCAGTGTCGCCCGAGTCCTTGGCAACCGTGATCAACGCTCCGGAGTTCATCACGCCCAGCGGCGCGCCGGCGCCCGGACCGTTGAAGATGTTGTCCTCGGCACGGAACGCCAGTTCCTGCGGGACGACCTTGTCGACATACGCGGCGAATGCAGCCGTGTCCTCGAGCAACTCGTCGGTCGCATAGATCAGCGCGATCAATTTGTGGGCGATCAGCTCCATGCGACGGAACTTCGGCTTGCTGGACGTATAGGTTCCCGCCTCGCCGAGATAGTAGGATGTAACGCCGCCCCATCTGCTGCCGTCCGCGCGGCTGTCTTCATCCACCGCCGGCAGCACCAGGCGATTG